GTGTTGCAGACTGTATACTGTTTTATTCATTGTGTACCCTTTATATAATTATAGTATTCACTCTCATTGTAACATGCGTGCATATACATTGCAAGTGTAGAATTTACAACAGCTAACAGGGGTGGGCGTCATAATCATACAATAAGCATGTTCAAATGCAGGCGCAAGCGTGACCCCTGTTAAGGTGCCAGAAATTGCGGGGTTATATGCAGCGATTGGTTATGGACAGCATTGACCCATGCATAGCGTGTGTGTTGTGTTATTTACAATAAAGAAGTTTGTTGTTGTTTTTACGTTGTTGTGTTTATGGCAACAAGGGGTGGGGGGGCGACACCATGGTAACTTGTCGCCAGTTACGGGGGAGAAAAAGAATAGACCCCAAATATTCACAACCTATTTTTATGCATTTATCCATACACTCCATATTTTTACAAATCAATCCTTTTTACAAAAAGGTATTGACAAACCCCCCTTCATGTGTTATAGTTAGTATATGAGTAAAAGTAAAGATGGCAAAGTTTTCAACAAACGTAACGTGTCCCCTAATGAGTTAGCAACCGCCAATCAATGGCAGGCAACTAAACGACAGGAGGACTGGTTAAAGTTCTACATGGACCCAAGGGAGAAGAACTCCTTCGGTAATGCCTATCAAGCAGCCCTGATGGCTGGGTACAGCGTAAGTTACGCAAAGAACATCATGAATCCTGGCTTGGCCCTTCAATGGGTGCAACAAGCTAAGAACATTATGCGTCTTAACCCGGAGCATCTTAAATACTCGCTTGCCCAGATTATCAGNAATGATTATTCAAAGGATAGTGACAAGATTGCAGCAATCAAGTTACTGGGTACAGACCAAGGGATGTTCGTACAGAAGCAAATAACAGCACACNTAGGCTTAGAAGAAGCATTAAGGGACTTAGAATAGAATGACAGTACAAGAAGTAAATACAGTGGCAAGTGGCCTAATCCGTAAATATGATTGGCACACAGCCGAGATTGACAACGGAGTACGCCTAACCGTCACAGACAACCAAGAGAATGCTAGTGTAGACATTACAGCAGGTGAAGACATTGCCGGTGAGATAAATAAACTCATTGAGCAGGTTGATGCACATAACTATACGGTAATCGGATAGTATGCGCCACCCTATAGAAATAGCTACACTGGTGCAGAACTATATATGGCTCGTCACTCTGTATATTACACAGATTAAGATGAATACAGAAGGCGTATACCTAAAGGTTGGCAATCCATCCAACAAGAAGGCGGTTATAGTAAATATTACCAACCACTTCAAGGCAGACAATAACTGGCTACAAAACCGATTACTCGCCCTACGGCTTGCAATTATAATTAACAAGAACATAAGGAAATAATATGATTTACGGTCAAATTACAGATTCAGCAGCAGATGATGCACTACGCACAATTGCATCAACAACAATCGTTACAGACGGAGCAAGCATCCCAAACGCTAACCTAGTGCTAGACGGTCGCAAGCTTACGCCAGGAACACCTTCAGACGAAATCACAGACGGTCTTCCGGTAGTAGTATAAGCAAATGAGTAACGACGAGACCAGCACAGCAGACCAGGAGGCCTTCTATAAGGACCTAATGCAAGGAATCAAGAAGGTCGGAATGCCAGTAGACCTGAGCATCAACCGCTTTAAGCAGTACATGAGCAATGATTACCCGGACCTACCAAAGTCACAGCGTAACTATGCAATCAAGAAGTACAAGGCTGAAGCCTGGGCAGACTACGACGAAATGGTTAAATTCAAATTAACCGAACCAACACGAACAAAAAGTAAGGACAACGATGGAAAACAAAGCTAACAAGAGGCAGATTTATGTTTGGCCAGAGAACAAAGAGTTCTACGACCAACTGAAGAATAAGTCCCGTGTTATCAACTTGCTACTCAAGAAGTATCGACGAGAGAACGAGGAGTAGAATGGAACAGGAACAACTGACACCAGAGCAGTTGGCCAAGATTCTAGCAATCCGTGGTGATTTCTACAGGTACAACAAGAATAACCTGAAGATTAAAGATAAGGATGCAAACATAGTCCCCTTTGAGCCGAATGCGCCTCAGAGGGTCCTTATCGACTACGTGCTGCTCTGTATTATAGAACAGCGGCCAGTAAAGGCTATTATCCTAAAAGCCCGTCAGATGGGTCTCTCTACGGCAGTAGAAGCAATCATCTATTGGTGGACATCAACAAATAAGAACATAAATGCAGTGATTATTGGACACGAAGAGAGCTCTTCCAAGAACCTGTACTCTATGTTCCGGAGATACTATGATAATACCAATCCGCTATTCAAGCCATCCATCCGTTACAATACTAGGACTGACCTATCCTTTGAGAGGTTTGACGACACCGGCAAACAGGTTGGGTTGGGAAGCTCTATCAAAACAGCAACAGCAGGCAATAAGGCAGCTGGACGGTCAGATACTATTAACCTACTCCACGCTTCAGAACTTGGAGAGTGGGAGAACGGTGAAGAACTCGTAGCCTCGCTACTTGAGACCGTACCAGACAAACCAGTAATGCCAAAACCTTCGATGATGTTCCTTGAGAGCACAGCGAAAGGACGTGGCAATTACTTCCATAAGGAGTTTGTTAACTCTATCAAGGGCCTAAACAACTTCCAAGCGTTCTTCTTCCCCTGGTGGATACTAGAAGAATACGAACGTGATTTTGATGAACCATTAGGTGAATTAAGTGACTACGAGGTATTCCTTATTGATTTAATGAAAAAAGGACACCACGTAGCCGGTCAGACAATTGAGATTGACCCTGCACACATACCAGCCAAGATTCACTTCTACCGTCGCAAGATGCGTAACTTTGAGTCAACACCGGAACGCCTTACACAGGAGTACCCGTCAACATGGCAGGAAGCATTCATTTCATCGGGCAAGAACGTATTCAACGCTCTAGCTATGCAAGAACTTGAAAAGGATGCACAACCAGTGGAACTCACTGAGTACTTTAAACTAATCGTGGGAGATTCCCATGAACAACATACTTTAGAAAGAGTGCCTTTCGAGGCACAGGAAAAAGCAGATGATTTTACTTACAAAGCACCCCTCAAAATCTGGACCCATCCTATCCCTGGCCACGAATATGCTATTGGTGGAGATGTCGCTGAAGGACTCGCAGACGGAGATTATTCGGTCGCTGAGGTCATCGACACATTTACCATGGAGACAGTGGCTCGGTGGCGTGGCCATACTGACCCTGATAAGTTTGGGGAAATTATCGGTGCGCTTGGTGCGTACTATAATTACGCACTCGTCGGTGTTGAAGTCAACAATCACGGGCTCACTACCATCCAGAAGCTTAGAGACACGTTCTACACGAACCTCTATAAAAGAGACAAAGGTTACGACGAAGACTTCGAAGAGCCGACGAGTAACTTAGGTTGGAAAACTGACGTTAGGACCAAACGACTTGCTATTGACGACCTTATCCGCATTGTGCGTGAGAAGTTGAACGTAGATAAGGATGTAGTCTTTGTATCAGAGGCCTTCGCCTTTGTAAGGGACGACCGTGGGCGTATGAACGCCGAGAAGGGCGAGCATGACGACACGGTTATGGCAAAGGCCATTACATTCCAACTATTCCCATGGGGAGATACTGATATAGCCAAGCTACAGGTATTCAAGCCATCGGATGCATTAAACAATAAAAGAAAACACAGAGTGGTAAAATAACATGAACAATAACACACCTACAGAGAATACTACTCCAAAGGTTGATGCCGATAAAGTAATCAACGATGCACTTGTCGCTCAAGTGACTGGAGACTTCACCAAAGCCCGTGACTACATTAAGAGCCACTACCAGAAGGTATGGGAGGACTGTTTCAAGTCCTACAACGGTATCCGCACTAAACGTGGATATTCAGGAACTGCCGATGAATTTGTACCCGAAACATTCTCTATTGTAGAATCATTAAAGTCCAGCATCGCAGGAACTAAGCCTAAGTTCAAATACTTGCCACTACAAAAAGAACAAGAGCAAGATACTGATACGCTGAACGCACTAGTTGACTTCTACTGGTCACAAAATAACATGACCGAAAAACTACTCAACTGGGTAGGCGATATGGTTATCTATGGTAACGGAATCTTCATGGTATCATGGGAGAACAACAAGCCTATGATACAGCACATCCCACTGTCCGACTTCTTTGTAGACCCTGCAGCAACCCACCTTAACCGGCCTGAAGAGCCTGGTTACGCACGGTATGCAGGATACCGATACCTTACTAGCATCGAGCAATTGAAGCAAGAGAAGGTCGTAGACATTGACACTGGCGAGCTTGTTCCTAAGTTTAAGAACTTGGATGACATCCAGCAGTACAATGGCAAAGATGACGCAATGGACAAGGACCGCAAGGAAAAGTTTGTTGGCTCAACATATGGCAAGGAAGCCTACAAGGAACAAGTCGAAGTACTGGTTTACTTCACCCGACGCAAGAAGGTGATGATTGCAAACCGTACGACTATTATCCTCGATGAGCCCAACCCTTACCAGCGAAACGAAAAGACTATCAAAGAATATGTCGATGTTGCTGGTGAACAGGTTGAGATGCCAAAGGTACTTCCTGAAATCCAGGGATTCCTTCCATTTGCAATTCTACGTAACTACGTTGACAGTAACATGTTCTTCGCTCGTGGTGATGTAGAGGTCATTCTTCCATCGCAAGAAGCGCTGAATGATACAGCAAGCCAGAAGCGTGACAACGTTGCATATGCCCTAAACAACATGTGGCAAATTGACCCACGCTTCAAACACTTAGCAGAGCAGATTGAATCTGTCCCAGGTGCCGTCTTCCCTATTCCTAAGGGCGCCCTTACTCCTATCGAGAAGGATGACATTAGCCCAAGTGCTGATGGAGAGATTGAACGCCTACGACAACAAATGCGTAACGCTACAGCTGCAGATGCGGCCGTACAAGGTGTTGCACAGAAGTTTAGTCGTACTACGGCTACAGAGGTCCAGGCACAGCTCAACCAGGCAAGTGCTCGATTCACTACTAAGGTACAGAACCTAGAGGATGAAGGATTCGCACAACTGGCCCGTATTATCTTTAAGATGATTCAGATTTTCGTTGATGAACCTATGGCAGTACGTGTCGTTGGTAATTCCGGAGTGGGCTGGGCGGAGTACGAACCGGGACGCTACACAGGTGAATACGAACCTCGTGTTGTCCTAGAGGCTACTGCGATGGCAGAGAACACTGCACTATCACAGGCCCTACAGGCTGCCGGTACGTTCAGCATTAACAACCCACTAGTAAACCAGACCGCATTCCTACGCAAGACGTACGAAGCATTGTTCCCTAAGATGTCCAAAGAAGACCTAGAGGAATTGCTTACACCGCCTGCTGCACCAATGATGGGACCTGACGGACAAGCCGTTGACCCTAACCTGACGCAAGGTGATGCACAGATGACACCTGAGGCCTCAGCACGATTGAAGGGGGAAATCCCTTCCGACGGAGCTAAGTCTAAATCAGGTGGGGATGGCTCAAATACTAGTACCAGTAACACACGTCGTCCACGAAGCTCACAGCCTAGCACAGCGCTATCTGCAAGCTCAAGTCCACGATAAATAAGGAGATAAGATATGGCACAAACGCCAGAACAACGCAACAAGGTCGCTAAGGAGTCTGCAAAGCTGCAGGCCCTTATCGGCGGCCAATGGAAAGAGTTCTCTAAGACAGAGGCTTTCAAGCAGTTTATGGAATACGTAGACATGCAAGACTATTTCGCTATAACAGGGGCAAAGGGTCCTATCAACACATTTGACGACGCAAGTGGGGAACAAGTAAATTTTGACCCCCGGAATGCCGCCAGCCTATTGCAAAGAAGCGTAGGGTATGATATAGTTAAATTATACGTTGATGGGTATGTAAATCCAACAACGTTGTAAATCACACAGAAATAATAGAATACAAGGAGTATCCTAGATGAATAATTCCCCTACCGAGGGTGAACAAGTTCAGGTTGCCTCACCTAGTGAGCCTACAACCGAAGAACAAGTTCAACAACCAGCGGCGGAGTCAAATCAGGAAGCTATCTCGCAAGAGGCAGCATCGCAGACTACCGCTACCAGTAATACTAATAGCGAAAGTCAAAATGATGACGGTCTTGCTAAGTTCGCAAAGTCTCAAGGTTTCGACCCAGAGAACATTACGGACGGTGAACGCAGAGCTCTAAAAATCGCACATGACAATCAGAAAGCTTATCGGAATAACGCAAACGAGAAGAAAGTAACGGACGCAGTATCAGAATACAATGCCCCTGTTGCTGGCGACTCAGATGACGCAGCATTCCGTAAAGAGTTTGCACAGTTTAAATACGAACAGACATCAGAGAAATTCTTTGGTGGCGAAGGTATTGACCGTGCACACGAACCGGCTATGGTACAAATCCTAAATGAGAAAAAAGAACAATACGGCGCAGACTACGCCAAAGTTCTCTCACAGGACCTTGCAACGTTATATGGCCTCGCTCAGATTAAGTCAGGTTCCAACACAGGAGCACCTGTTGACCCCGAAGCAATACGCCGAGAGGAACGGGAATCTATTAAAAGGCAACAAACAGCGTCGGCTGGCCAACCCCATGCAGTCACCCAGAACAATCCACAGTCACAAAAAATTGACCGTGAATGGCTCAGTACTGTATACCAGCCAAGTAATCCAGAGCATCGCAAGATGGTGGATGAAGCTGTCGCCAATGGTGATTTATAGTAACAAACACACTATAAATAAATCAAACAATATCTAAGGATACACAAAAATGAATGTAAAAGCAAACACCGCTAGCTTCGTCCCAGAACTATGGGCTCCAGAGCTAATGGAAAACCGCACAAACAACCTTGTTATGCTCAACCTGATTAACCACCAGTACGAAGCACAACTAATGCAAAAAGGTGACACTGTTCACATCGAGAAGATGGACGAGTTCACAACACAAGACATCGACGAAACTGTTGGACTTACTGTCACAGCAGCAACCGTTAGTGAAGACACAATCACAATTGACAAATACGTTGGTTTCGCAAAAGCTTACCAAGACGTAATCTCAAAACAGTCTGCATACGAGCTCCGTGCTCCTATCGTAGAACGTGGTGGACGTGCACTAGCAACAGCTATTGACAACTACATCCTCAGCAAATGGGATGGTGTTGCAGCTGGTAACAAGCCTGCAGCAATCGCAAGCCTTACTTTCGCAAGCCTCATAAACGCTCACACCCTACTTGACCAAGCAAACGTCCCAGAAGACGACCGCTTCCTCGTAGTCAACGGTGTAGGCCGTGGTGACCTCCGCCAAATCGCTGAGTTCACAATGTACGACAAGACTGGCGAAGCTGGACTTGTTAAGGGTAAAAAGGGTCTCGTTGGAGAAATCTACGGAACACCTGTTTACGTTACTAACTCAGTTGTTACTGATACTGGTGCATACAAGTTTATTCTTGCACACCGTGAAGCATTCGCAGCTGCAGTTCAAATCAAGCCTGAAATCGAATACGACCGAGACATCGTTAAGAAAGCTGACATCATCACTGGTTCAACTCTTCTTGGCGCTAAAGTCCTTCGTGACGACCACGCTGTTATCATCTCTCGTACAGTCTAGTACTGGCCGGAAGTAATATAACTTAAACTTTGCCTCCTCCGATTTGGAGGGGGCATTTTTTATAACTAATTATGTATCAAAGCTTTATACATAAAGGAATAATATGACACACACAATTTTAACTGTGCAGAACAGCACTATAACTGGAGAAGATTCAAATGGCTAAATGGGCAAATGATTCAGTTCTTGACTCACTACTTGATAAAGTAGCAACAGGAACACAACTACTAGTTACGACTAGTCAACCTGCAACACGAGCTGCAGCAATCTCAGCAGCACTCGCAAGCGAAACACTTACTGGCGTAGACTTTGCTAAGGCAGATGCTTCACCAAACGGACGCAAACTTACTGTAGCACAGCAAGACAACCTTGCAGTTACAGCAACTGGCACAGCGACACACACATGTATCGTTGATGGCACAAATCTACTTTATGTTACTACGGTTACATCACAAGTACTTACATCAGGAAACACAGTTACTGTACCTGCATGGACAATTTCAGTAGCAGACCCTAGTTAAGGAGACTAAATGTCTAACAAGAAGAATCTGGCGAATGGTGAACTAAGCGCAGCAATTACTGCGATAGCTACAAGTGCCACACTAAAATCAGGACAAGGCTCACGAATGCCATCAGTGCCGTTCTTCGCAACGGTCGCTCCACTAGGTGAGATGTCAACAGTAGATAACAGTGAGGTAATTGACGTTACTGCTATCTCTGGCGATGTGCTTACTATTGTACGTGCACAGAAATCTACTACAGCCAAGGCATTTACCATTGACTCAATTGTAGCAAATGGTGTATACGTAGAAGACCTATTACTGGGTGCTACAGACTTGACCGCAACTGGTATCTCAGGTACTAAATTCCTAAGGGGCGACAACACTTGGCAGATACCAATAGATACAAACACAACATATGCAGAAATCCCATCTGCTGAAATTACTACAGGCACAGCATCAACCGCTCGTGCAATCACTGGGCGACGCTCACAGGAAATTGTGACCAAGGCTCAGACTGGCGTAATAAAGAGTGCAACAACCAATAAACTGACTGTTGCCACATCAGCCCCAGCTTCGCCTACAGCAGGCGATGTATGGATTGATGACACATCGCTACCAGAAAACTTAGCACCAAGCTCTATTGTCTGGAAGGAAACACCTACTGGACTCGTGAACAGCTCTAATACGGTCTATACGACCTCACAGGGCTATGTATCAGGAACTCTGCAGGTCTTCATTAACGGTGTTGCACAAAGCTCACTGGTTGCAGAAACTGCTCCAGGCAGCGGTACATTCACTGTTACACCTGCTCCATTAACCGGAGATACCATTAGCGTACAATACCAAGTACGTGTTACGGCAACAGGTAATGCAGATGCACTTAGTGGTAATTCACTTACTGCTATCCTACAGGCTATTTATCCAGTAGGGGCTACGTTCATATCTGGCTCAGACACTATGCCATCACTCGTTTCGGGTAT